GCTCGATCTCGAGCCACTGTGGAAACCCGCCGAGCGGTACTCGCTTGCTGAGCGTGCCGACGCTAACTCTAAGTTCCAAGATATTCCGTTTAGGTCGCGTATGAGCCTTATCGGCCAATTCTCACCCGCTGAGATTGCCGAGATGGAGGTACAGCGTGCCGGTGAGGCTTTACTAGCCGAGGCGCTACTTGGCCCAGCTCCGACTACGCCGCCAGCTGGTGAGGCTACGCCTGGCGGTGCCTAATGGCTACGCTAGCCGAGATTACAGACGGCTATAACCGTTTAAATAGTCGCTTAGTACGTGGCGCTGGCCGTATCGCCGGTAACGTGTTTAGACAGCTTGGCTCGTGGCGTGATGATGATATCGCGCGATATCTTGATATCGTTTCGCCTCAGATTGCGGGGCTGAAAGTCCAGGCCGCTAATCTCCAAGCCGCGTATTACCAGCAAGTGGCGGCCACTAACGGTGAGAGCTTTACGCCAGTGGCGGCTCGACCGCAAGATTTAACCGACGAGGTGCTACGTAACGGGCCGGCGACCGCTGAGGTGTATCGTCGCCCGTTTGTGGAGGCGTGGACAGCGTTAAGCGCTGGCGAGCAAGTACGTACCGCTATCGAGCGTGGCGCTACACGTGCTACGTCACTGGCTGAGACTGATATCCAGCTCGCTAGTCGCCAGGCTGGGCTTAACCAGCGTAGCGCTAATGGCAATATCGTCGGATATCGTCGAGTGTTGACTGGTGCCGAGAACTGTGCGCTATGCGCTATCGCCTCGACTCAACGGTACACGCGTGGACAGCTTAAGCCGATACACCCTGGCTGTGATTGTGGCGAGGAGCCTATCTATGGCGACTTTGACCCAGGCCAGGTAATCGACCCGCAAGGGCTCGATAGTATCCACCAGGCGCTCGTAGAGCAACTAGGCGTATCTGACGCTAACGCCCGATCGGCCGATATTGGCAAGTTTGTACAATACGACGACGAGCAACGACTCGCCGACTTTACCGAGATTATCGTCACTCGTGAGCACGGCGAATATGGCCCGACTCTTGCCTGGCGAGACCAGGCGTTTACTGGGCCTAACGACTTTTAATTTTCCAGCTACCGATTAGCTGGCTACGACTCGAGACGAGTCGATACCTAACCGAGATGGAGGGTAACCCCTATGTCGCAAGACGAGACAACTCAAGAAAATACTACTGACGAGGCCGAGGCTCCAGTCGAGACGACTGAAAGCGAGGACACCTGGGAGGAATACCCTAAAGACCACCCGCTCGTCAAGACACTCTATAAGCAGCGCTCGGAATTAAAAGAGCTTAACCGTAAACGCGAGGAGTTCGAGCAAGCCCAGGCAGAGCTTGACGCTATTCGCAAGTCACAGCTAAGCGACCAAGAGCGCCTAGTAGAGCAAACTAAAGAGGAGACGGCCAAAGCCGTCAGGCTTGAGTTTGCCGAGAAAATGGTCGAGGCAGAGCTTAAGGGTCAACTCAAGGGCCGTAACCTAATCGGTGACGCTATCCTGGAGTTTTCTAAAGAGGCTTTTATCGACGACAGCGGCAATATCGACAGCGAGGCTATTGCGACGTGGGTAGAGACTCACAGTACAACTACCGAGGCACCTAAGCCCGACCTGGGTCAGGGTGCCCGTGGAGCTAAGGGCTCTCTCGCGGCTATCCGGTCGCGTGATGAGCTCGCACAGATGAGCCCAGACGAGATCCTGGCGGCCCGTAAAGACGGCCGTCTCGACGCTCTTATGGGCAAAGCATAAATTAGAAAGGTGTAGCTTAAATGGCTATCGACAACTTTATTCCCGAGGTGTGGGCGGCTGGTGTTACCCAGTCGTTTATCGCCAACCAGGTCGTCATCCCGACCCTTAACAACGCGTTTACTGGTGACGTTACCCGCGGTAACCAGGTTCACATTATCAACGCGACCACCCCGACTATCGTCGACTACGCTGGCGCTGGCCGTTCGATCACCGCTGAGGCGCTGAACGACACTGAGGTTCTCCTCGCTATCGACCAGGAAAAGGCTTTTAGCGTTAACGTTGACGACGTCGACCGTGTCCAGGCTAGCTCTGAGTTTGCCCCGTGGGTTGACTCGGCTGGTCGCGCTCTCGCCGAGGACGCTGAGGACTACATCCTGAGCGCGATGGTGACTGGTGCTACCAACGCTAACGGTGGCGCTGTGGTCGTTGACACCGCCGACGAGGCTAAGGCCGCTGTCCGTGAGATCCGTAAGTCTATGGCTCTCGCTAAGGTGCCCGCTGCTGGTCGTTACCTGGTGGTTAACCCCGATATGGCCGACTTGCTTATCCAGGGATTGGACGACGCCTCTGTCGCCGGTACCGACGGTGAGCTTCGTAACGGCGTTATCGGCCGTCTCTACGGTTTCACCGTGGTTGAGTCCCCGCTCCTCGAGTCGAGCGGTACCCCGGCTGCTGTCGGATACCACGAGGCTATGGTGGCGTTTGTTAACCAGATTCAGTCTCTCGAGTCGCTCCGTAACCCCACTAAGTTCTCGGACATCGTGAGAGGTCTGAACGTGTACGGCGGTAAGGTGCTCAAGTCTGAGGCTGTCGTTAAGTACGTCTCTGCCTAATTTGGGCAACTGTGAGGGGGCGGCCTACGGGTCGCCCTCTCTACGCCGCGCTTAAGTTTTTATACGAGAGGCTTTGTAAATGGCTTTAGCTACGATTGCCGACGTAGAGGCACGACTCGGGCGCGAGTTGACGGTCGCCGAGGATAGTCAAGCTACGGCGTGGCTGACTGACGCGTCGGCTATGTTTGTCCAGCGTGCTATCCAAAAGTTCGAGGTGTCTGAGTCCACTGTGCGACTTTTCCCTCGTGACGGTGTGGTGCGCCTCGTCCAGCGTCCAGTAATCGAGATTACCTCGGTGACCGATATCGACGGTACCGAGATCGACTACACGTATGACGGCCACCAGTCTATTTATGAGCTTGGTAGCTATAGCCCCGTAACGGTCACTTATGACCACGGTAGCGCCACTATCCCCGATGACGTGGTGGCGGTGGTTGCTGGTATGGTTGTTCGGACTTTGCTTATTCCCGATGACGCGGCCGCTGGTATTCAGCAGCAGAGCGTCGGCCCGTTCTCTCAGTCTTACGCTAACTGGGCTGTCGGTCGCCAGGTGCTTATGAGCCCCTCAGATATTGAGGTAGCTAACTACTACCGCGATAAGACGTTTAGATCCGCCTCGACGATTGGAAACGGTAACTATGGAGGTTATTACCCGAGTCCGACTAAGTTCGAGCTCTACCGATAGTTACGGTCAGCCGGTATACGTCGAGACCGAGTCAACGGTTAACGCGATCGTATCGGCCCGTGTATCGGGTACTAATTTTGACGCCGACCAGATTGTCGTCACTGACGGCCTAACTATTTATCTACCGTCTGGCTATGACGTCCAAGACAACGATAAGTTTATTATCCGCGGCAAGCGCTACGAGCTCGACGGTGAGGCTTTCGACTGGCGCGACGGTTTAGGTAGCTGGGCACCCGGTACGGTTGTTAATCTCCAGCGTGAGTCTGACCGTGGGTAGATCAGCTATCCCCGGTGGCGGTGGATACGTCGAGCTTAATTTTAAGGGCATAGGTGAGCTGCTACGGTCGCCTGGTGTGGCGTCTGAGTTACGTAGCCGTATGTTACGAGTTCAGTCAGCGCTACCTGGCTCACAGCTTGAGATTATTACCAGTGGGCGTCGTACGAGAGCCAAAGTAATTAGGGGCTCTGATTTTGACGAGGCCAATACTGGAGACCTCGCTCGCGCTCTCGACCTGGCTGGTGGTCAGCGCGGATACAAAGTAAAGACTAATAAGCCAAGCTCGAGGAGGTCTAGCGACTAATGGCTGACGCTGTAATTTTTAGCGATATTATGAGCCACCTCGTAAGCCGTATCTCGAGCGGGCTCACAGCTCAAGGTTTCACTACTACCAGGGTCGGTATCCTCGCTGACGACTCAGCTAGTCAAGTGATTTTACGCCGAGATGGCGGCACTCGTCGGTCAAAAACTATTATGACTGACTCT